TGCTGATACGGCTATACGTGGTGTACTCGAGGACGTTAATTTGCGTGAGGTGAATGACCTAATCCAAGCTGGTGATAAGCGGTTAACGATTGCCGCAGCAGATGTTGCAAATGCACCAACACCAGCGGATAAAGTGCTGATTGCATCAGTAGTGCATCAAATAATTAGCGTTGCGACAACTGAGCAAGACAATACAGCGATAACCTATGAGTTGATTCTGAGGGCATAATGGCACGAATTATCCGCATTGAAGATATTGGCGATTACGCCAATAACCAAGTAGAGAAGCTATTACGTGCAGCAGTATTAGAAACTGATAGTTTACTGAAACAAGCAAGCCCAGTCGATACTGGTAGATTTCGCGCTAGCTGGCAGGTGGGCGAAAATGCTGCTGGTACATACGATGCCGGCCCACAACAATCACCAAGCAATCCTGGTCGCGACAAAACAAGTGCACCAGCAGGTCCAATGTTCCCATTACGCAAGATGAACTACCAGCAAGAACGTATTGGCAACGTCTATAGCGTGCACAACAATTTGCCATACGCGGAATCTCTTGCTAATGGCAGCAGCAAGCAAACCGACAAAGGCTGGATTCAAGGCATAGCTAAAGATGTTCAAAGCAGAGTACGAAGAGCTGCTGACGATATAGGCCGCGACTCATGAGCAGCACCTACAACAACGTCCGCGCTGCAATTGAAGGCCGTATTGCTACTGAAATGGCAATTGCACCTGTGTATCCGGTCAGCTATCAAAACGTACCATTTACGCCACCAGGTAATGCACCATGGCTGCAAGCATCAATACGGTTTGGCGACAATGCTTATGCAACGCTGCTGCCTACAGGCGGTGTAGGGTTCAACCGCCAAAACGGTGTGCTGGTAGTAAATGTATTCACGCCTGTTGGTGTTGGCGCAGCAGCAAACTACACCATTGCTGAACGCATCAAGGATTTATTTGATCGCGCTAAATTCTCAAGCATTATATTTGATGCCGCATCAGGGCCAGCAGTTGTAACGCCTGCATCACCTGAACCATATTTTCAAACACAGCTAACCGCAACTTTTGAAGCTTACTTGGATTGACGCTATACTTAAACAAGCCAATCATCTGCTAAATCAATGGCCGTTACCGTCCTTTCCGGCACTTCCGGTGCTCTTTACTACAAGCCCGCTGGCACCATTGGTGATTTTGGCGAAACCAACGTCAGCGTCGCTAACGACGAAATTACGACTCAAGCTTACCTAAATTTTAAAGTAGGCGATCCAGTTAAATTCCGCATTGTAAACAGTCAAACCGGCGCGGCTGGTTCCGGCACATTGCCTGCACCAATCAGTGGTGCCACTACTTACTTCGTATTGAGTTACGTTGCTGCTACGGGTGTATTGACCGTATCAACAACTGCGGGCGGCACCATTCTTGCTATCACTGATGATGGCACTATTGCTGCACCTAACGAATTTGAGGTTTATTACGCCGATTATGCCGCTGTAGGTCAGGTACAGAATTGGAGTTTTGAGATCAGCCGCGCTGAAATTGACGTTACCACCATTGGCCAAGCAGTTGGGCAGTATGCACCATTTAAGGCTTACATCCCAGGTTTTGCTGACGGCAACGGCAGTGCATCTGTATTTGTAACCAGCGAAGATAGCGCACTATCGAACAGGATGGTAGAAGACGTGCTACAGCGCCAGCAAGTAGGCGCAGCGTTCAAGTTATACACTGATAAAGGTGCAACCGAAGCACTTAGCCGCAGCATTGCTATGGATGCTGTATTGCTTAGCGCAACGCTTAACATCAACCCAGATGATGCCCAGATGGTAGAAATCACTTTCCGTCCTACTGGCGCCCCATCGTTTGACTTTAGTACCACTGTTTGATAACTAATGGCATCCACTGTAATCAGGGCAATAGATCGTTTAAAGAAAGCTGCAAATTTAGTGCCCGTCAAAAAAACGGTTGTACTAACTGATGGCGCTGAATTTGTGTTCTACCGTTCACCATTAACAATGGCTGAACGAGAACGGGCACAAAAGGATGCTGCATCCGATGATGTAAATGCTTTTGCGTTGCAATTGCTAGTACAAAAAGCAACAGATGAAAACGGCCAGCGTATATTTGCTGCTGGTGAAATTGCGGAGCTAAAAAACGAGGTGCGTGATGCTGACCTGCAATCACTGATGCTTGCTGTTATCAGCGAGGATATTAAGGAAGAGGTTGATACAAAAAAATAAAGGCGGAGCTTAAAAAGGATAACCTGCTTAGGCTCCAGCTTGGTGTAGCTAAAGAATTAGGCTATACATTAGCTAAGTTAAATTCAGAGCTGACTATGGAAGAATTGCTTCTGTGGTCAGCTTATTTTGAATTGTGCAATGATGAGCAAGAAGCTGCGATGCGACGGCGACGCTAGAATGGCCTTAGTAGTAGGTGGCTAGCTGTGTCTGTTGTTGCTAATGTTGCCATTAATGTTGACGCCAGTAAGGCGACAGAGCAACTTAGGCAATTTCAACGGCAGACACAAACTGCGGCCCGTGCGGTCGAAAATATTAAAGTTGATGCCTTAAACCAAGCATTAAATACATTGCCGGGAGGCCTTGGCGTTGCAGTCAATGGTATTAATGGATTTGTACGCAAAATAAATGAAGCAGGTGCCGCAAGTAAGGCTGCAACTGCTGAAATCGTTGCATTGCAAACCGCGTTAGCAAGCAAAAAGCTACAACTTGCTGGCCGTGGCGGCATTGGTGGCGAAGCAATAAAGGCTGAGATTAAGCAGATTGAGTCATCACTGGCTAGCCTTCAAGGTGCCGCCAAGGGCGTATCACCTGCATTACTGGTGGCAGGCGGTGGCGTTATAGCGCTTACTGCTGGCTTGGTTGCCATGGCTGGCGCATCGCTTAAATTCTCAAACGAAATAGACAGAAACCGTCAACAATTAACGTTATTTACAAAAAATGTAGAAGCAACTAATGCAATTATTGCAGACCTAAAAACCACCGCAGATGCTACAAGTCTTGGCTTGCCAGGTTTGCTAGAAGCTACCAAAACACTTGCAGCTTATGGCGTATCAGCAAAAAATGCAGGCATAGCCACTAAATTATTAGGTGATTTAGCGTTAGGGGATAATGAAAAATTACAACGATTTGCGGTTAATTTAGGCCAAATAAGCAGTATCGGTAGGGCCTATACGGTTGATTTAAAACAGTTTGCAATGGCTGGTATCCCTATATTTGAAGCGTTAGCAAAGGTAATGGGCACTAGCACTGGCGAGGTGCTGCGGCTAGCGGAGCAAGGCAAAGTAACTTATCCAATTGTTATTAAAGCAATTAATGAATTAACAAAAGAAGGCGCATCATTTTTTAATGGCGCAGAAAGAGGCGGCACTAACTTAGACAGGTCATTAGCCCAATTGCAAGGTTCGTTTGAATCATTGCAAGTAGTAATTGGTAATGCAGTAGGCCCGATAGCAGTAACTGGGGTAAATACATTAAAAACCGCATTGGATGGCTTGCTAACTATAGTTGAAAAGACAAGTAAAGCATTCCAATATTTAGGCACAGTAATGCCTTCTGCTGGCCCGCTTGATATATTTGTCAAAGATGCTAAAAAATCATTTGATGATCTTTTAGCTTATATGGAAAAAAATAGCCCAGCGCTAAAGATTTTCTTTGGAGGTGAAAATGAATTTGTTGAAGCAATGAAAGGTTTTGCTGTAGGTGGGCCTATAGGGGCTTTAAAAAGTGTTGGCGGAGCCCAAGCAAATCAAAAAGAAAATAATAAAGGAGCGCAAGTTCAAAAATTGTTGGATGAAGCTAACACTATAGCCAGGAAAAACGCAGAAACAGAATTAGCAAATTTAAGGATTGAAAACGATAAAAAAATTGCTAAATTAAATAAAAATACTGAGCTGCAATTAAAAGATAATCGTTTTCAATATGAACAGCAAATTGCTGATTTTAGAGAATCAACAATACGCCGTATCGCTGATATGGAGCGCACGCTTCAAGACCAGCGCATTAAAGCAAATTTTGATTTGCAGCAATCGCAGTTAAAACTTGCAGGGAAAGCGCAATACGGTAAAGATACTTCTGCAATGATTACAGCAGCAGCAACCGGTCAAGATACTACGATGTTATCTGCTGCCCGTGATAGCGCAAAATCTTTAAATGACGCTGCTGTAACAAGAAGGCAAATTGAGTTTGATTCAACAATGAAAAAGATTCAATTAGAACGGACATTAACAGATTTCAAGAAAGGTATTGAGCGTGAAATTGGCGAAATGCAAAAAAGTTATGCACGGCAAGTAGATGGAATACTGCGAACAGCAGGCCGTTCATTAGGCGACTTAATGGTTGAAGGAGCTAAGAAAGCTAAGGCAATAATGGAAAGCATAAAGCCAACTGTAGGCGCTGGTGATAAAATTGGCCCTTCGGTAAGCAGCGGAATTATTGCGCGTACTGGCAGCACTGGTGATAGCACTGGGCCACATCTTGACATTAGATGGGCAGATGGTCGCCCAATAACAAAAGCAGATGCTGATAAATATTTTTCTTTAAATGGAAAATCTCCTAGCAGCTATGGAGTAACCAGTGGCTACGGACCTCGCAGCCTGTTTGGGAGAAGTTTTCACGCAGGAATGGATTTTGGCACACCGTCAGGCACGCCAATTTCTCTTAAAGGAGGAGCGGCATTAACCAAAAATTTAGGTAATACCGGCGCTGGCGGATATGCCGCAGAAATTTCAACGCCGCAAGGTCCAATGCGGATCTTGCATTTATTAGCCAATTCAATAGCTAAAATCCCTGCTGCTGCTAAAACAGGCCCTGCCGCCGCTGCACTACAAGCGCCTGCGGGCTCACGCGCAATGCAGGTAGATGCTGCAAATAGCATTAAGCCCTATTCACCTGCAACAGCAAAGCTTGATCAAGAGACAAATGCCCTTAAAAATCAAGAGACACAAGCAAAAATTAATCAAATACTAGATCAACAAGTTACTAAAACAAATGAATTAAAAGATGCAACATTTCAAGTTACAGAACAATCAATGGCGGGATTAAAAACATCAATCGAAAAAAGTCAAGCAGACCAAAGAACATTAGATTTAATTGTCAGCGGCACTAACCCAGCTTTAGCGGCACAATTCGCGCAAAACGAACAGCTTAATGCTCAAAATACATTAAAGCTTGAAGCTCAACAAGCGTCAGTCCAAAAAACATTAGAAGAAAAGGGTTTGACCGCTGAAACCGTCTTTGAACGTCAAAACCTTGTATCACAGCTTGATGAACAAATAGCAAGGCAACCGCAAATATTAGAAGGGTTAAACCAGCAAGCTGTTAAACAAAAAGAAATTAATGATGCTACTGCTAGACGCAGTGTTATACCTAATTTTATTGCATCTGCTCAAACACAACTAAAAGATCTTGAATCTGTAGCTGTTCGTGTATCGCAAGGCATCGGCGATGCTGTTGGTAATTCATTAACAAAAGGCGTTCAAGGTTTAATCGAAGGCACAGCAACAGCGCAGCAAGTATTTGCTGATTTCCTTAAAACTGTAGGTGACATCTTAATGCAGGAAGGTGCAAAGATGATTGCTACTTACACTGCAATCGCGATAGCAAGATCACTAGCCGGGCTGTTCGGCGGTGGAGGAGGAGGAGGGGGAGCCCAAGGGTTCCAAATGCCTGAGATAGCCCCAGGAGTAGGCAGCTTAGGTCCACAAAAAATATTTGGCTTTGCTGCTGGTGGCAATCCACCAGTTGGCAAGGCATCACTGGTCGGCGAGAAAGGCCCTGAGCTATTTGTTCCATCGGCTGCTGGTACGATCATCCCAGCAGGCCCCACCGCAGGCATCCGCGAGGTAATGGCTAACGGTAATGGCGGCAACGCTACAGCACCCATACTTAATATGAGTTTTGAAACTACAAGGTTTGGCAATACCGATTACGTTAGCCGTGAACAACTGGAAGCAGCAATGATGCAAACTAGAGCGGAAGCAACAAAAGCCGGTGCTAGGCGTGGCATGACGATGACATTAGATAAACTACAACAATCACCATCCACCCGTAGCAGAGTAGGTTTAGGCTAATGGCTGCGTTCCCTTCTTTTGCACCAACTAGCCGCAGCTTTACGCCAGGCACCTATCCTCAACGTTCCTATCGTTCATTGTCAGGGGTAGTAACCAAACGCACATTTGGTAATGCACCAAGCCAATCAGCACTAGAAATGAATTTTGATAATGTAGCTGACTCAACTGCCACCGCGATCATTAATCATTACCGCAGCCAAACCGCAATTAATAAAAGATTCCAGCTATCTGCAATAACAATGGGCGGCATGGATTCTGGCTTAGTTAACATTGCCGATGGTACGATTGATAATTTACGATTTGAATACAAAGAGCCCCCATCAGTGCAATCAGTAAGGCCAGGCCGTTCAAGTATTAGCGTATCACTAATTGGCGAAATCCGTGATCCAAGGAGTGATGACTGATGGCGCTTGATATCCGTATTGCACAGTTTTTTAAGTTACAAGCAGCTAATGGTCAAGAGCATTATTACCAGAATTATTTTGCTAATGAAACCATAAGTTATGGCGGCAAATCATATAGCTTTGCACCATTTCGCGCTGAAGGGACAACAGCAGCTTTAAACGGTGATAACAACGTATTGCAAGTATTATTCCCGAATGTAGATTTTGCAGTGCAATTACTTTATAGCAGTAATAGCAACCGCCTATCCGTGATGGAACTTACAACGCAATGGTTAACTGCTGAAAATGCTTATGCCGGAACAGCATTGACAGAATATTATATTGGCATTGGTTCTTCTATTAGCGAAACCACTTTAGAACTAAGATTTAGAAGTTCAATTGATAGCGTGTCATCCAACTTCCCAAACCGTACATTAACCCGTGAACTGGCTGGTATATTACCATTAGATGCGCAACTGGTTCTGCAATGAACATAACCACCAATGATTTAATCGGTTTGCAGTATGGCTGGGGATATGCACCAGGCGATGGTACGGGCAGGACAGATTGCTTTCAACTCGTATGTGAAATGCGTCGCCGTATGGGCTTAAGCGACTATAGCGAGCGGTTTGAGTGGGTGTATGACCAATACACAGAAGATACATTCCGCAGACGATTGATACCACGATGGCTATTGCAACATGGCACTAGACTAGGTGCACCACAAGTTGGGGCCGTATTGTTACTACCAGGACATGCAGGCGCTGCATTAGCAACAGTAGTAACCGATGGCGCGTTATTCCTTGCACCTAGCGGTAATGTAGTACGAACCAAATGGCCTGTTGATATGGGCTATTGTTTCTGGATGAACTAATGCGTAAATTACTACCATACGAATACCAGCTAATTGAGCAGCTAGGGATTAGTAAAGAAGAATATTTAGAATTTATTGCTGTACAAGCTGCATATAGTGATCCTAAGATGGGCACTATTCTTGATGCGCGTGGAGACCCTGGCACTATTAGCCTCGTTTTAACAGTTATAGGGATACTCTTTCAGGTTGCGTCTGCTTTATTAGCGCCAAAACCAAAAGCGCCTTCTGCCGCTGTTGCCGGTTCAACAGCAGGAGAACCGCAAACCCGTGAGCAACGCTTTTCTCCACGATTTGGTTTCAATGGGCAGCAAGACTTAGCAAAATATGGTGATCCCATAAATTTGATTTATTGCAATACTGATATTAATCCTAAAGGTGCAGTACGTGCCGCCACATCATTAGTGTGGAGCGCTGTACGTAGTTATGGATCATCGCAATTTGTGCAGCTTCTATTAGTATTAGGTGCTGGACGCATCGCAAACATAAATGCCGATAAGTCAGCATTTGGGCAAGTTGCATTGGAAGATTTAGTAGCACAAAATAAATTCTTTTACCATAACAATCAAAGCACTGGCCTATTAACCTGGAACGATGAAGATTACGGTCGGGCATCATCAGATCCTACATTTTATGGCACCGGCATAAATAACCCTTACCGTTTGCAACCATCGTCCGATAATGTACGAGTGGATGGATTTAGCCAAGCGTATAGCCCTGGCACTCAAAACGCATTTGGTGTTTATGGTGTTGTACCAATCAATGTAAAAATTTACCAGAGAGACGATCAAGGCTTTAAACAAGAGTTTCCTTTAGGCATAACTTCTTCTTTGCAGTGGGTAAGTGGAGCGGAAATATCAAAAGGCGCGTCAATAGTTATAACTATCCCGCAAAACGTGGCTGTTGTAACGACAGCAGCACGATCAGATTACAATTCTTACATAGAAAAAGAAACCGGCGTAAAACTGCCAACTTTAGATAATATCTCAAGGCAAGCCCAGGAAACATCTCGGACACTTGCAAGTGTATTTGATAGTGCGGGTGTATTTAAACTTGGTTCTGCTGTGTTTAAAGTAGTAGACCTAAACCGTAATTCTCCTGATGAAGGGGATATGAACGTCACATTACAATGTGTCGAGCGTGGTTATTCTCCAAGTGCAGCTTATGCGCTAGGAAGCAATGTAACAATAGATCAATTTACTACCATAGAAAACATGCTAGTTGCGGAAGGCAGAGTCCAGCAACTTACTGCATACCGCGCCTCACTAAAATTTATTGAACAGTTTAATGAACTTGAAAAAAC